AACCCTTTTGTTACTAACATACCTGACTTCATACCAGTAAAAACTGATGGTGAACCAATTCCAACCGTAGAGATTAACTATGCCATACAAGAACCCAGCAGACCGCAAATATAAAAACGCAGCAGCGTACGAAAATGCGCCTGAGCAAGTAAAAAATAGAACCGCACGGAATAAAGCTCGTGCAGAGTTAGCTAAAAAAGGAAAAGTAACCAAAGGCGATGGAAAAGATGTTGACCATATCAAGCCCCTTAGTAAAGGGGGCGCAAATACTGAAGGCAATCTGCGGGTTAAATCCGCTAGTGCAAACCGTTCTTTCAGTAGAAATTCAGACCATACAATCAAAAAGAACAAACCAAAAAATGGCGCAAATTGAAACCGACTATGACTGGCCAGGACAATATAAACCTTTTAATCACCAAAAAATAACATCAGCATTTCTTACAGAACGACCAAGAGCATTTTGTTTTAACGAACAAGGTACAGGAAAAACCGCATCGGTTATTTGGGCTGCCGACTTTCTGATGAATTTAGGTGTTATTCGTAGGGTGTTAGTTGTATGCCCACTATCCATTATGAAATCAGCATGGCAAAATGACTTATTTAAATTTGCATGCCATCGTTCCTGCGATATAGCTTACGGCGACAAAAAAAAGCGCACTAAAATTATTGAAGGTGGTACAGAGTTTGTCATTATTAACTTTGACGGGCTGGCTATTGTACAAGATGTTATTGCTGCTGGTGGGTTTGACCTAATCGTAGTAGATGAGGCAAGCGCCTATAAAAACGTAACAACAGAGCGTTGGAAAATACTTCGTGATTTATGTAAAGATATTAAAGGCTTATGGATGCTTACAGGTACTCCAGCAGCACAATCACCAGTTGACGCGTATGGTTTAGCTAAACTAATTAACCCCGATAATATACCCAAGTTTTATGGTTCTTTTCGTGACCAAGTTATGTATAAAGTTGGCATGTATCGTTGGGTTCCAAAAGCTAATGCACAAGATGTGGTACATCAAGCATTACAACCAGCTATTCGTTTTGAAAAAAGTCAGTGTTTAGATTTACCTGATGTAACTTTTGTAGAACGTGATGCGCCCCTAACTGCTCAGCAAGTTAAGTATTACCAGAAGCTAAAGAACGATATGATTATTCAAGCAGCCGGAGAAGAAATTAGTTCAGCCAATGCAGCAACCAGCATTAATAAGTTACTGCAAATATCTGGTGGTGCGGTCTATACCGATACTAAAGAAGTTGTAGAGTTTGATGTATCTAACCGACTACAAGTAGTTAAAGAAGTTATTGATGAAGCATCCCACAAAGTTTTAGTATTTGTACCTTTTACCCACACTATAGAATTATTACAAGCGTACCTAACAAAGAACGGTATAACAAACGCCGTAATCAACGGGCAAGTTCCAGTAGCAAAACGTAATACAATTATTCAAGACTTTCAAGATACAGACAATGTGCAAGTGTTAGTCATACAACCCCAAGCCGCATCACACGGGTTAACCCTAACAGCTGCAAATGTAATTATTTGGTATGCCCCTGTAATGAGCGTAGAAACATACCTACAAGCCAATGCTCGTATTAATAGGCCCGGACAAAAGAATCCTATGACTATCGTACATATCAAGGGCAGCGAAGTAGAAAGTAAACTGTATAAGATGCTTAATAACAACATTGATAATCATACAAGATTGATTGATTTATATCGCCAAGAAATAGAATAATAGTTGGACAGAGTAAAGAAACATGTTATACTGACAGCTCGAAAAGGAGCAGGAAATGGAACAAATGTCAGCGGAAAAACTTGCAAATATCTACATTAAAATTCGTGATGCTAAGCAAGCCGAAGAAGAAAAAATGAAGTCAAAGTTGGCAGAGTACCAAGAGCAATTAGACACAATTTCGGAGCAGTTGTTAGAGCTATGTAAAGACCAAGATGCAACCAGTATTAAAACTGCATCAGGTACAATTATCCGTAAAGTATCTACCCGTTACTGGTCTACTGACTGGGAGTCAATGCACCAATTTATTAAAGAGCATGATGCTTTAGGTTTGTTAGAACAAAGAATTCATCAAGCAAACATGAAGCAGTTTTTAGAAGAAAATCCTGAACTGATGCCAGCGGGAGTTCAGGTCGATAGAAAATATACCGTGGTAGTTAGAAGGAGCTAGTATGTCAGAAGCACAAGAAGCAACACAAGAGCAACAAGAGCGTATGCAAGCTGCAATTAAAGATGCACAACAACAGGCAATGCAAGAGCTACAACAAAACGCGCAAATTGAAATTCAAATGCGGGTTCAAGCATTGGGTGCGGCAGTTAATGCAAGCGCTTCAAATACACCCGAAGAAATTGCAAAAGCAGCAACAGTATTTTTAAAATTCTTGAAGCAAGGAGAAGCATAACATGAGTAATATTTCCGTATTTAACCAAGAAGTACCATCGTTTTTACAAGGCGCTAACGGCCTTAACGATTTAACTAAATCCCTTGCAGGTAAAACTGCTGGTGGTGGTAAACGTATCTCAATTCGTGGCGGTGTATTCCGTAAGATTGTAGGCGGAGAAGAAGTTGGTAAAATTACTAGCCGTGAGTTAAATGTAATTATTGTTAATGCAGCTCGTGGCGTATCACGTATTTATTACGCTGGTAAATATGACCCAACTGCAATCGTTCCACCTACTTGCGTATCTAACGACGGTATCCATGCGGATACTAAAGACGAAGGACGTCAAAGTGATTCATGCGCTACTTGTGCACAGAATATTGCTGGTTCAGGCAATGGTAATTCCCGTGCATGTCGTTACACTCGTAAGGTTGCTATTATTTTAGAGAACGACCCAACGGGCGATGTATACCAGTTGCAACTTCCATCTACTTCTATATTTGGTAAAGGTGAAGGTAACGTACATCCGTTTGAAAGTTATATTAAATTCATTGCCGGTAATGGTCGCAACATTAATCAAATTGTTACGCAGATTAGTTTAGATACAGATAGCGATACACCTAAGTTATTGTTCTCACCAGTACGCCATGTAAATGAAACTGAATGGGACTTAGCGGCAGTAGCTGGCGATTCTTTGGAAGCTAAAAATGCAATTACTTTAACTGTTGCACAAACTGATGGGGTTAAAAAAATTGCAGCTCCTGAAGTTAAAAAACCTGTAACACAAATGGAACCAGATGAAGAAATTTCTGAGCCTACAAAACGTGTTACTAAAAAAGTTGAGGTTGCGCCTGCTAATAAAAAGAGTTTGGGTGACGTAATCAATGCGTGGAGTGCAGTAGACTAATGAGCCATGGCTACAGCGTAAAGCTGGTCCAGCTAAACAAACTAGCAGATAAGAAAAAGCTAGGGGTAATACTTGGCAAAGAGTGTATACGGACTAGTATTTCTGTATCACAAGTTGCTAAAATTATCGGTGTTAGCCGGATGACTGTATATAATTGGTTTACGGGTTTGCACAACCCACAAGAAGTATACGAACCCGCAATACAAGGTTTACTAGACCAGCTTTAATTTAATTGTTTTTAACTCATTAAGGGGGGTAACCAATCCCCCCCGACGACCTGTCTTTGGAAGATATATGACAACGATTGACCTTTTAGATACAGTGCTACCCCAAGAGGGATGGTTTGCTGTACTCGGTATTAAAGGGAAATCTGTAAGACAAAAGCTAGTACAGACACGAGATGAAGTAAATAAAATAACAGAAAAGTTTGTTGCAGAAGAACGCAATGTATTCTTTGGGCTTGCTAAGTTTGAAACTGGTGAAAGCAGAGAACAAGATAACGTAAAAGCGCTTAAAGCATTTTGGTTAGATATAGATTGTGGCGAAGCTAAAGCAGAAGTAAATTCCAAAACTGGAAGACCTGATGGTTACATTGACCAAGCAACAGGCATGCAAGAACTTATAAAGTTTTGCGACCTTATTGGTTTACCACAGCCTATAGTTGTTGATTCAGGCAGAGGTTTACATGTCTACTGGCCGCTTACAGAATCTGTTTCACGGAACATTTGGGAACCTGTAGCTAAGCGCTGTAGGGACCTATGCGTTAAACAAAACTGTTATGTAGAC